GACAACTACGAACCCGACACCGAACCCGTCCAGGAGGGCGAGGACGGCGAGGGCCATCAGAGTGTCGCACCGCCTGAAAGTTGGTTACGAGCAGACGACAAGGCTGTTTTTGCGCAGCTCCCACCCGAAGCCCAGGCGGTTATCGTCCGGCGGGAGAGCGAGCAAAATAAAGCCTTTACGGCAAAAACCCAGGAGATAGCCGAGCACCGCAAGGCGCTCGAAAGCACCTTTCACGAAATCAGTGCCGAACGTGAAGCCTACGCCCGCAACCTCCAGCAGCTACTCTTCGTGGCAGCGCCTGAGGCACAGCGGTTTGCCAACATCGATTGGCAGCAACTGGCCCAAGAGCAGCCCGCCGAATACGTCAGAATGACTGCCGAACGGGATGCCATGCGCGGCCGGATCGGTGGCATTCAGCAGGAACTGCAACGCGTTGCAGCCCACGCCGAACAGGCCCAGGCCCAGCAATTCGCGCAGCTCCGGCAGGCGGAACAGCAGCGGCTGATCGAGGCTCTGCCCGATTTTGGGGACCAGGAAAAGGCCCCAAAAAAGGTCGCAGAGATGCGGTCCTGGCTAACCAAGCGCGGCTTTTCCGACCAAGAAATCGGTCAAGTGGTCGATCACCGGGTGCTCCTGGTGGTCGACAAGGCGATGCAGGCCGACCGGGTGACCGAAGCCCGTCGACAGGCCGAGGCAAAGCGCAACGTATCTGCGCCCCAGGTGCAGCCGCCGGGGTCGCCGCGACAACGCGGGGACACCCAAGCGGCCCAGCGTCGCGGGCAAAAGATGGCGAGCCTAAAGCGTTCCGGCAGTGAAAAAGACGCGATTGCTTATCTCTTGGAGGTTCTGTGATGCCAAAGACTGCCTAGGCAACAGTCCTCGCCAGCGTTGTGAGACGCCGGCATTCCCTCTGATGGAGCCCACCTCATGGCAATTATTGCCGGTACGGCCACGACCTTCGCCGGATCCCCTGGCATCCAGGGCATGCGCGAAGATCTTAGCGACATGATCTACAACCTAAGTCCGACTGGAGTTTCGGTCCTTTAGGCGGCGACGCCTATCGAACACCGGGTGAATTGCTGGGAACCCCCACCGGTAATGCCGAGGGCAATCAGCAGCCAATCTGCATATGTAACGCGCAAGCGCCAGGGATGCAGCAGGTTCAACGACTAGGCGGTGACGAAAGAATAATCCGCCCACGAGCGCCCGGCTACTTCAGCTTGTTATGTGAAGTAGATGATATAGTCTGACCTGCCGGGTAACCGGTAGAAGCGCGGATAAAGAGCCGCGCGATAACAGGGGTGGATACCCCCTTCACTAGTAATGTTGGACGCGGTACAGCAGACGCTGTGCTGCACGAGTGGCAAACCGACAGTCTCGCTGCCCCGAATACTGCAAACGCGCAGTTTCAGGGTGACGATATCGCCACGTTTACGCCGGCAAGTGTCACTCAACGCCTCGGTAACAGGACGCAAATCTCCCGCAAAGAGGTGATCATCAGCGGCACTCTCGATGCCGTGAACAAGGCAGGCAGGCGCACAGAGCTGGCCTATCAGATGACCAAGCGGGCGAAGGAGCTGAAGATCGACATCGAAGCGATCCTGCTTTCAAACCAGGCCAAGGTGACGGGTGCGGCGGCAACGGCGCCAAAGCTCGCCAGTGTCCTGTCCTGGATCAAAACCAATGTCGATCATGTCGGGACCAACCCGACAGGCGACGGCACTGACGCCAGAGTGGACGGCACCCCGAGAGCCTTTACCGAAGCCATGCTCAAGGGGGTGATGAAGGGTATCTATAACAATAGCTCCGAAGAGCCCGACGTGGTGATGACCGGCGCCGGCAACAAAACAGTCGCATCAGGATTTGCCGGGGGCGCACAGAAGACGGTGGATGTCACCGAGCGCAAGGTGATCGCCACAGTCGATATCTATGTTGGGGATTTCAGTACCGTCAGGATCATCGCCAACCGCTTTATGCGGCCACGCGACGTCCTCTTGATCAACTGGGATCTCTGGTCGGTCGACTGGTTGCGGCCAATTCGACAGATCGAGCTGGCAAAAACCGGCGACGCGGAAAAGCGTCTGCTTCACTAAGGAGCCTTTGCGGGGTAATCCGCATCGAAGAACTGGGTGAATTGCAGGAACACCCTAACGGGTCAGGCCGAGGGCAATCTGCAGGGAAGCCTCCGAAAGGAGGAACCTTCAACGACTATCCCGCGAGGGAGTACGGCCAAGCGGCCGGAAGCGCCCAGCCCCCGAAAGGGGTGATGAAATAGTCTCCTCTATGCCGAAAGGTATAGCTGCCGGTTTTCGTTAACTGGCGCGGCAGGATTAGCGAACCTGCTGGAAGATATAGGATTGGTGAATACACGCTGTCGTCTAAGAACGAGGCCGGCTCAGGTCTCGTGGCTGATTTGACCGCGCCGTAAAGTTGCGACAGGCGCGGGTACTCCCCAGGCCTCGCGCCCGAGCAGCGGGCCGGCCGTCTCCGCTGCACCGGAGGCGGCCGGTTTCTTTCGACGGGGTCGCGCCCAGCGCACGGCTGGACGCTTCCCCTGTTACCAGACTATCGTGACCTTGACCCGCAAAGGCCAAAACACGATAATAAGGCTCAGGAGACGACGATGTTTGGGCATCGCTCTCTCCATCGAACGCCGGCCAGACCCATTCTGAGCCGGCGTTCACCTTTTAGAGCAGGCGGTCCTTTTGGGCCGCTTTTTCTTTGTCGGGGGATAAGGCGATGACCGAATACCTGCTCAACCGCGATCCCGAGACCGGCATCACCGAGACCTTCGAGTACGACGAGATGACCGGCAACATAACCATCCGCCGCTGGCAGGACGTAGAGGCGGCGATCGATGTCAATAAGGGGTTTCACCTATACGGCGACGGCAAGGGCCGGGACATGTGGTACGCCGCCAGTATTCCGGCGGAGGTTGCCGCCAAGTGGCTGGCCGAGAAGGGCGTCAACACCTGGCGGAAGGATCACTGGCCGGCGGTGCGAAAGCTCCTGAACGACCCGGAATGGAAGCATTTGCGACCCACTTCTTTTCGGCTGTAGCATATGCCCCTAGACACTTATGCGGCCTTGAAAACGAGCGTGCTCGGCTGGCTGGCGCGCCCCGGCGATCCGCTGGTCGAGCCAGCGGTGCCTGACATGGTGCGGCTGTTCGAGGTCGAGGCGTCGCGCCGGCTCAAGGTGGCCGGTGCGGAGAAGCTGATCTCATTGTCCGCCACCGGTACGGCGGCGGTGCAACTGCCGACCGATTGCGTGCAGATAAGACAAGCGGCGATCGGCGGTCTCACCCTGAACTATCTGCCGCCAAACCAGCTTGTCGGCAATGGCGGGCAGACCGACAGTTACTCGATTGTCGGTCGTGATCTGTGGCTGGGGCCGGGCACCAACGGCGACCAGATCGTAGACCTGGTTTATCAGTCCGGGGTGCCGTCCCTGTCCGACGCCAACCCGACCAACTGGCTATTAGACAGCGCGCCCGACGCGTACCTGTTTGGCGCTCTCGTCGAGGCCGAGGTTTACATCGGTGAGGATCAGCGAGCGCAGGGTTGGCTGGCGCGCCGGGAAGCCGCCTTTGCTAGTTTAGAGATGGCCGACCGCAAACTGCGCTGGGCTGGTCCCCTGCAGATCCGGGTGGACACCGGGGCCGGCAGTGCGGGGGTGATCGGCGCCGCCTCTTCCACCACGATAATCAGCACGATCTTTCGCGAAACCAACCCGGCCGATGGCGCTGTCGTGGCAATGTTTGCCCAGGAGCCCGGGCTCTACATTGCTGGCGGGCCGCGCGCAGTTTTGACCATTCGCCTGCCGCCCGGCCCGGTGCATGGCATGGTGGTCGATATTTCGTTTGCCAACCCGGTGACGGCTTTACAGGTCCAATACGCTGCCGGTTCGCCAACCCTGACGGAACCGACCAATGCTTACGGTCCCGGTGCCGGGTTACAATTCCGCTTTGTGGACAGCGCTTGGATTTACTGGAAATAAGGGCTGAAATTGCCAAAGTAATGTTTTGTGGCGGCAATATAAGTTTGGTGCGCTTCTTCGGCGGTACTGAAGAAACCGAGGTGTATCAGTTTTCCGTCAACCCTGATGCGAGAACGATACGGACGTGAAAGCGCGGTATTTGGCGCATACACTCCAGTGAAGCCTAATT